AATGACGCGCATACACGCTATCGCCTACGGCCTTTGCATATTCATAGCCCTGCTTACCGCTTAGATAAACGGAATTGAACCCACGGAGATAGTTATCAACGCTCGTTTCGCCCGTGTAGTTGTTTACCAATGCATTTGCCGTATCAACATCGAAGTCCGCGGCACGCTCATACAGCGCGTTTATGTTCGGATCGTCAAATTCCACATCGGGCAACTGCGCCGTAGTGCCATCGGAGAGCCTCACATACAATCCATTGTCGGATTCTACTATGCTCCCTACGCTAACAGCATTGCCATTGCTCGTGGTTGCCGTATGGCGCGTTGCAACGCCGTTCTGCGCGGTTTTAGCGGGTGCGGCGGCATTGTTGCTCGTCTGCCTTTCAAGGGGGTTCTGCACGGCTTTTTCGGCGGCTTGTGCGGCAGCCTCCTGAGTGTTCGTGGGCGGCTGTGTCTGCGCGGCCTTGGCGGCGGCTTCTGCGACGCGGTTTATATCCTCATTAGCGGGAGTTCTGTTTACGGCGGCAGAAGGTTCTACTTCATTTCCGGCTACGCCCTGGGCTGCTTTACGTTGTATATCCACGGGAGATTGTTCCTGCGCGGCTGTGTTTTCTCGCTGCATAGAATTGAGAGCAGCATTGAACTCCCGTTCTGCAAGTATTGCTCCGCGTACGTTAAGAGCAAGGCGGGGAGATTCAAACAGCCCTGCCGTAAGCGCACCCATAAGGCCGGAATAAAGCGCTTCCTCGTCCAGCGGGTTAAATTCGTTCTGTTCACCCGCTACTACGTTTTTGAATACAGGCTCAAGGAGGGATTGGAGGTATTCTTCCGTGGCTTCCGAGCCCATGTTTGCAATGTATCTGCCTATGGCATCAGTAACGCCCGTGTTCTTTATCACTCTGCCAAGCGCACGACTTATAGCACCGCCAGCAGCTTCTTCGGTTATACCAAGGCCAAGGCTGGATATACCACCAAGAACGGCTTGTAATCCAGCTTCGGACGCGCCAACAAGTGCACCATATGCAAGTGACTGCCCGTGCGTGTAACCCATGTCGCGGCCTCCCTTGTACGCATTACCACCAGCAGATATGCCAAGCGTAGAAGGACCCAGCAGGGAAGCAATCTTCGGTGCAGCACCTAACCCGCCAGCAAGCAACGATACGCCTATAGACGGCAGCATATTAGCTCCCGTATAGCCCGCATCGTACAGCGCACGACCAACCTTTGAATCTATGTTTTCTCTTACAATCTGGGAAGCATATTCGTTTGAGGTTGTCGGCCTTGCTTCGCCATTGAACACGGAGGACGCAGCATTGCTCATGCCGCTTGCTGCGCTGCTAAGGCCACCCGCAAGCGCACTTCCTGCCTTGCCAATAAGCCCACGGCTATCCATGTATGCGCTAAGGTGTTGACCACGGCGGGCATTAAGGCTATCTCCGAGCAAGTCAAGGAAAGCGTTAGCTTTTGCTTCATCCTTGCCGAGCAGATAGTAATAGGTGCCCTTTTCGTAGTCGCCCATCCAGTCGAGCATTTCCGTTGCGGACATAGCACGATTGCTATACGCTTCGCCCCTGCGTATTGCTGCATCCTGAGGGGAACGGAACGTTGCGTTAAACTTTGATTCAGCTTCCGCAGCCTTGGACTTTCCGAGGCGTACATACTGGTCAAAGTCAGCGGCATTTATAGCTTCACGCATTGTAGCCGTAGCTTTATCCGTGCGCTCTTGTAGGCGTTGTTTGCGCTCTGCTGCAAGCTTGTCCATCCCCATCTGTACAGAAGCTTTTTCTGCCTGCCTGCGTTCGGTCAATTCTTTCTGCCAGTTCGGGTTATAGTAAGAACTGCGGGGATTGCGGGACTGTGGGGGCTGCGGTCTTTGCCGCCGGCTGTTTGTGACATACGCATTGGCAGCGTTGCGGTAGTCCTCGGTGGTAAGAGTGGGGGACTGGTTCTGCCGATATGCGCTTCCTTCGGGTGTAGAGCGCGAATACCGCTGAGATTCATATGTGCGTGGGATAGTGGATATTTCGTTTTTCTCCCGCAAGGACTGATAGGGGGTTTTGTCCCTGTATTTATAAGTTGCGCTGTTCGGGTCGTACCTCGCTGCTATTTCGCTTGCAAGGCGTTCCTTATCGTCCGCAACATTCTTACCGCTTTTCTTCGTGTTATTGAGTTTTGCCATAGTATCACCTACCGCTACGCTGTATGCCTCTCAGTTTGTTCTTGTCCTCTTTGCTAGTTGTGAGAATGCCAGCCCTAACATAGTCATTATACGCATCCTGTGCGGCATACTTACCCTGATTGTTAGCTACATTCTCAATGGTTTGCCATGCAATGGTTGAGGGTCTCATATACCCTGAGCCCGTATTCAGCTTTTTCTTTGACGTGCTCGATACGTCCCGAACGTACCCAGAACCCGTATTCATTTTCTTCTTTAGCGGACTTGTCGCCCCTTTACCAGAGCTGCCGCCCCTACGGCCTGAGCCCAACGAAGCTGCCGCCGCTGCCGCAGCATCCATAGCCGTCTTGTAATTGAAATCCTGCTCCCACTGCCACTTATTGAACCAGTAGTCGCGGTCTTTCTCCCATGCGGATGCATCGTTGAGATAGCGGTTGTATTCACGGTCAGACATATCGCCGAACCTGTTGTAGTAATAATTCAGCTCGTCCTTGTAATCCCCTACAGTATCGCGGTAACGAGCATAATCGCTCTCATCAAGTCCCTGCAAGGTTGAAAGATTGGAGCGCATCCTGTCGCCCTCATTAAGCCATGCATTGTACGCAAAATCGCGCAAGCCAGGTATACGGTCGTTAAGCCCCTGCAAATAAGACTGGTAAGCCTGTTGCCCTGCTGTAGCCGCGTAGGAATTGCCGTAGCCGCCCGTGAGTGCAGCAGCATCGCCCATAGTGTCTTGCATTGCCATTCTGCCCTGCTGCAAATACCTGTCCTTATACATCTGGTACATGGGGTCGGCATTAAAGTCATACTTAAACGGGTCGCGGTTGAGTATCTTGTCAAGCAAAGCCTGTATCTGGTCGCCGTACTTGCTGACATAATCTCCAGGCTTAGAGCCTTCAAGGTATTTGACCTTGTTCCATGCGTCCGTTACGTCCTGAGATTGGCTGTACTTCGGGCGCGAGTTTTCATAGCCCGCCAGTTTTCCGGCTGTATCCGGATTGGCATAGCTGCCTGAGCTTGAATAATTGTATGAATATCCGCTGCCTGTCGGGCTGGAATAGTCATTCCTTACCGATATCAACGGGGTTTTGCGGTTACCGAGATTGTCATACGCGGCATCAACGTCCTCTATCGGGCCCCATCCGCCGGTATAGTTCGGCGTGCCGTCAAGCATACTGTTCCATTGCATTTTTTTGCGTTCTGCCATAATTAACCTCCTTCTGCGGGCGAATAGGCTTCTGCCGCCTTGATTAGTTCGCCGTTGCTTTTTATGTAAACAGGGTAGTAGGTCTCCCCGTCCTGCGCCGTAGCTACTCCGGTAGCAAACAGCTTGGCGGATGCAACGTGGCTCCCGTCAAGCTGTGTGCTTCCCGAAGCGGAGGAAAGAGATGAAAACGTGCCTGTGGCACCCGTTATTTTTGATACGCCGTTTTGCGCAAGCTCTGTAGCTGTTACATAACCCTTCTGCTCAAGCTCCGTATCTGTCACATAGCCTTTCTGTTCGAGTTGCGTATCTGTAACAAAATTGCCCGTAAACTGTATCGTCACCCTTGCAAGTTCAGAATCAGCCATTTTCAGCACAAGGATGCAGGAACGCTCACGATTCTCGGCATTAAGGCCGAGCTGTGTTGCGTTCTTCTCTACCTTCGATATTGCACCGCCTATGTCGCGCAAGTCTTGCGACACCTTGGTTACCGCTGCACCGTTGTCGGATATGGACTTAGAAAGACCGGATGCCAAGTTTTCAACGTCAATGTTGTTGAGGATATATTTTAGCTGTCTTGTGAGCAAAACGAGGTATTCCTTTATCTGCTTGCGCTCCTTGGCATCGTCAAGCTGGTTATCGTTAAAATTGGGGAGCTTGAAATCTATCATATATCGCTGCCCTCCTCTACCGTCCGTGTGAACGAATATATCTTGCAATCACCTACACCGCTTATGCGTACCTTCATGTGGTCACACCTGCGCGGTATTATAGGCACGGTAAAAGACCGCAAGCGCGTTGCGTTTATGCGGTACTTCTCTATCCATTGCCCATCGCTGTCATATTGCAGCTCTATCTTGACCATTGAGCCTTCCGGTACTTCAAGGCGGAATTGCAGCTTGGATATGTATTTGTTGTTGGGTATCCCCATGCCGATATCGCCAGTTTCGGCGTACCATTCGACAGGGGGTTCGAGCTTCTTCTGACTTTCAAAATTTTGCAGAAACGTACCGTTCACGGAATATATATCGTCATTGGTCATAAAGTATAAGTCTTTGCCGTATGTAGCAAACATCTCAATATTTATCTTATCGATTTTATGCCAAAGGCCGAGCTTATCGTCATATGAAAACAACCAGCGTTCTCCTGAATCATCTTCCATCGAGATGTAATACAAAGAGCCGATTGAGCCGGCAACAGCATTTTTATAATGCA